TGATGTGACTCTGCCTCGTTGGACCTCCCATGATCTGCGGCGCGTCGTGCGGTCGAACCTGAGCGGGCTAGGCATTGCCGATAATGTCGCTGAGATGGTGCTAGGCCACGGCAAGAAGGGACTTCAACGTATCTACGACCAGCACCGATACTTGCCCGAGATCAGGGCAGCACTGACCGCGTGGAATGAACGGGTGGTCAAGACCGTGGGCAACAGCGTCTCGCGGATTGACTACATTAGCTCAGGAGCGTAGTACCCGGGAAGATGATACAAACAGCAAAACGTAAGCTCCTTCAAGTTTATGACAGTCGACGCTAGCCTGAATCCCAAGCCAAGCCGATCGAGGGCTGCTCGAAAACAGGTCGTAGAACCTGAGCTTGTGCTGTCAGAGGATGGCATTGAGGTTCATCTTGCCGATGCTCGAGAAAAGCTTCGCGAGTTTCCCGGCGAATACTTTCAATGCTGTGTGACTAGCCCGCCTTATTGGGGGTTGAGGGATTATGACCACCCGAATCAGATCGGTGCTGAGCCCAAGCTGAACGACTATATTGATGATCTCGTCAGGTGCTTTCGGGAAATCAAGCGTACTCTGCGCAAAGACGGCACGTTTTGGCTTAACATCGGTGACGCTTACACCAGTGGCGGCCGCACTTGGCGTGCTCCGGACAAAAAGAATCCCGGCAGGGCGATGAGTTACCGCCCTGATACGCCAGAGGGGCTCAAGCCGAAAGATCTCATCGGTCTACCTTGGCGGCTGGCCTTCGCGCTGCAAGCGGACGGTTGGTATTTGCGGTCTGACATCATTTGGAACAAGCCAAATTGCCAGCCCGAGTCCGTGAAGGACAGACCTACTCGTTCCCACGAGTATGTGTTCCTGTTGACCAAATCGGAACATTACTACTTCGATCAATCGGCAATAATGGAAAGGTCGATTACAAACGGCTCACTCAAGAACAGACGCACTGTGTGGAATATCAACACAGAAGGATTCAAGGGAGCTCACTTCGCAGTTTTTCCGCCGAAGCTTGTTGAACTCTGCATCCTAGCTGGAACCCGTGAGGACGACCGAGTGATTGATCCATTTCTGGGTTCCGGTACCGTCGGGGCAGTAAGCAAGCGGTTTGGACGAAAATTTGTAGGCATAGAAATTAACAAAGAGTATGCCTCACTAGCCGTTCAAAGGATCAAAGCGGAGTCATACCAGCCGCCACTGCTGTAACTTGTCATATTGTCTGGCGTGGAAAACGCCATGTTGCGTGCACGACACAAAGTTCCTTTCGTAAATCTTTGACCTGCAGCTTACGCTCTGTCCCGCCATCAAAGTACAACTTGAAAGCAACAGCCCCAAACTGGTCAAGAACGGTGCAGTAGCCCGGCTTCGGATTTTGACGGCTTTCAGTCTTTATGGACATGCTGCCACTACGGGCTTTTCCAAGTAATGACTTCGGAATTTCAACTAGCTCATAACTCTCGTTTGTTTTATCCCTCAGACGCCTTAGCGTGAATATTCGCTCGTAGCGCGAAAGGTGTTGGTAGAAACGCTCAAGCAGACCCCAAAGATCATCAACTTTATCTGTCCACTCGCCTTTACCTAGCTCCATGAACTTCGATATGTGGATTTTGTTCAATTCGATGTCCTTGTTCGCCTGCGTTTTCAACGACCAGGGGACGCCTTCAATGGTGATGTCATGACCAGGATTGCCACGGGGTGCTCTCTGTGCGGATATACCGCTCTCGCGTAACGCTTGCTCCAACGCATACTCAAAACGATCCTTCGAGAGTGCTTCGGCCGAGAACACGTGATGTATGCGAAGCACATCCCCGAAGCTGCCAAGCACCTTGTCAGTGATTACTTCTGAGTTGGGGTTGCGCCAAAAGTGTTTCTCGGCTTTTAGTTGAGAAATGATCCTCTCTATTACCCCCAGCTGGTACGCAGTTAGCTCCGGCAGCTGCTCGACAATCTGCCTAATGCGATTGGTTTCCACCATCTGCCCCCATGTCCGTGCCGCAACATGCGGATTCTACCCTCAGTGGTCGCCCTGACAAGAGTGATCGAGAGGGGATAAGGGGTAGGATTTCCTCAGGGGAGCAGCTAACTTGCGCGTAATACGGACATTCCGTATCGTAGGCCCACAGCGTCGGGGGCGGTCGTGTTCAGCAAGTTGTTCGGCAAGAGAAAATCAGACCGTGAGCAGCAGCAAGCTGTTCAGGTGTTACACAGACTTGATGTAGCAATCAGGCACGTCCACCCAGACCGTTTCATTGATCCTAGTGAGGCGGCCCTAGAGGCCCAACCCATCCTCGTCAACATCAACGCCTTGCTTGGCCGCCCGAAAACAGAGCGCTTCTTCCCGATTGAATATGAAGCCTTACTAGACCGGATAGACTACTGCGCTGAGAGGCAGCTCTTGGAGCCGCTCTTAGCAGCGTCAAGAATGGAGCCAGTCTTCGATGCGCTTATCCGTGGCGTCTCTCACGAGTGGCAACTGCGTTTGAACAAGCACCGCCACGATAATGTGAATTTAGGTAGAGAGATAAAGGCATCGACGCTCACACTGATCGACTTCCTCAACCGTCATTCACGTGCTCGCCCGGAGCCAATGCCGGACAGCATTTAGCCCACAGGGTACGGACCTCGTTGTTCGCCCTTTGTTCGCGCCAAGTCTATCCAGCCTTTTTCGACCGGGTACCTTGGGGGTAGGGGTACCCCTAGGGCAACCCCGAGGCGGGGCGAAATAGGCCGATTAGGGCTCTCATTTCAGGGCTAGCGTTGATGCTGATGGGTGACCCTTGGTAGGGGCGAAATGGCCGCCTGTAGAGCCCTGGAGGGCTTCGGTAGAGGTTCGGGGTCACTGGCACCCGTGACCCTTACCCCGGAGTAACAGCATGAAGCGGCAAAGCACCCTCTGCAGGGCCTAGCTAGCCTTAGCCAGACGCACGGTCAAGGTCACCACGACGGACACGGCCTGGTCCTGCTCGATAGGCACGCCACCGGCTGTCGTTGCCCGTATGTCAACAACAGTCCAACCCGTGACCGTGAGCGCGTGCGGCTGGCGGTGAAAGAGGGCAACGATCAACCGGGCGAGGTCGTCAACGGCTTTCCAATCAGCCTTGCTCTCACCGCTCACGACAACCTGTTTGGTCACCACGGGTCGGAAGTCGCTGATGCCATCCTCTTCGGCAGTCGAGATGTCCTGACTGATGACCACGCGCGGTGAAGGTGCGTTCTCGGGCACTGGCGTTCGGGTGAACACCGGCCGAGAATTGAGGTAGGCAGGCAATAGCGCGGTGATCGCACTGTCACCGACGATGGCCTCACGAATGGGAACTGAGAGGTCAACGAACATAACTAGCTCCCACCTGCGAGCCACTGCTGCAAAGCTTCTTCAGTGTCGAACATCTCGTAGACCAACTGGCACCGACAGTTGATCACTTCGGCAGGACCACCTTCACCGGGTTTCGATATGCCGGGTGCAAAATCCTCGCCTAGCCGACGTCTGGCACCGTTGCGCTCGCGATGCGCTTCACGGGTACGCGAATCCAAAGCTGCGACCCATTCCACTCCGATGAATTGCTCGCTCTGCCCGACCGCGCGTGCTGACTGTCGCAAAGCCTGCTCGCGAGCGAGGGTAGTGATCTTGAGGCTTTCGGTTCGCGCCACCGTTTCGGCGCGTGCCTGCTGCAACTGCCGTGCATGACGTTGGACGAGCCGCTGAATCTGTTTGTCAGTCGATACGAATTCCTCGCCGGCTCTGAGTTCTTCGACGCGAGCTTGTCTTTGAGCGCGGGCGAACGTTGCGAGGCTTCGCTGTTGCTGCTCAGTCAAGCCGATAGTCGAGCGGAATAGCTCGGCTAGATCGCGCGTGCCCAAACCCTCACGCAACCCCTGCACCAAAGCATTCCGAACCACTTTGCGCTGTTCATTGGTGAGGTTCGTCACGAGATTGAGGGAGTTCTGCTCCATCAATCGTGCTGCCTCGGGGTCTCCAGGCTGAAATACCCCGGTCACAGTCGGCTTCTTTTGCCTAGCCTTGCTGAGTTCAAGGCTGTTCGCTTCACGATTGCCGACTTCCACGAATACGTGCTGCCAGTTCGCTGCGAACCTTTGAATGGGAAGCTCAAGCGCATCTAGCACCGCGTTGATACCGCCTGACTCCAGCAAACTTTCAACGTCGATCTCACGCGCGTTGTCGATGAACTGGCGAAAGGCTCGGCGCATGACATGCTCTGCAGCAGTCAGCAGTTGATCTGCATGCTGAGCTTGTGCCGGTGGTTTGGCTTTCGTGAGCATAGATGACCGCCTGATACGTCTCGAAATGTGGCGGGTGTGATGATGAACGACTGTTCATCCGCAAAGGAGAAAGCCACACCCGCCACATAGCTCACCGAGAGCCCGTATCCTTAACTCCGGCGAGCATCCAACAGCCGGTTTCCCGGCTTACCCTCGATTACAACGAGCATATGCGCTGGGGTTTGCCGTTCTGGCAGCGCGCATTGCCTCCACACCTGACATTCCCTGTTTGCGGTAGGTATCGACCGACTTCAAAAAGCTATCGGCAGCCTTTTCGACACCGAGGCCCTGGATGTAGTTGAGCCCCTGTTTGCCGAGCACCTTGAAGAGCGTGCCCTCCTGAATTGCGAGGTTAACGGCTTTCTTTGCATCAGCCGGTGCGCAGCCGGTACGATAGATGACGGCATCGCAGAGGTGCTTGAACACCTTTGCCTCTTCGTCGTCCTCGTCCTCACCCTCACTGTTGGCAGGCTCGTCCTGCTTGTTATTTTCCTCGATCACATCTGCCATCGTGACCGGGGGCAAGCCGAACAGTTCGGGCTTCTCGAGCCGAAGAGCCTGCAATGCCTCGGTGCGGGTACGCGCGTTGCCAGCCGCGAGAATGCGCTGGATATTGGCCTCGATTTCCTCGGGGGTCGCAACGACTACATCGGCCTTCTTCACCTTGGCCGACTTCTTCGCCTCACTAGCTTTGGCAAAAGCCTCCTCGAACTTGCTCTTGAAGAGTTCAAAGAACTTGTTCTTGAGGTCATCATCGCGCTTCTGTTTGATAATCACCTTCTTCGCCTTCTGCTGTGCCGGTTCATCTACGGCTGAAATTTCATCCAAGCGAAACTCACGCATTACCTTCGTCATTTCACATTTCCTCGTCTTTTATACGCACTCCACCAATCGAAAAGCCGGTGTATTCGCCCGACTTGAACTTCTCGAGCACTTCGGGGTCGTTGGGTTTGACTCCGATCATAAATCCAGTCGTGTCGCTTTCGATCATGAAAGCGGCGGCTAGTTCTTTCGTGAGGGGCCACGCATAAACCACGGTGCCGATAGCATCGCCTTGGTGCATCGCTCGGAACGCACGACGCTTCATCATGAAGTCTGTCGCGGCTTTGAGCATGGCGTCCTCAGGTATGTGGTCGCCCTGCGTATCCACGTAAGGCTTGCCCTTAAAGGTGCTGATCATGGCCCAGCCGAACACGATGCCAAGCTGATCAGAAACCTTACAAACTTTGCAGCCAATCTCGTCTTCGCTCATAATCAGTCACCTTTACATCGCGTGATCAGACGACGACGCCAGCTTTCTTGAGTGCTTCCTCGGCTTCACGCACCGCGCGCTGTGCTTCGCCGAACTCAATTCGCAAGTCGTTATCAGTGGGGTTGTTGGCACGTTTGCGGGTAGCATCGGCTAGCCGCTTCTGAGCGCTCTTGAGCCGAAGCTGTAGCCGTTTGATGGGATCGGGTTCGCTGTAGGGCATTACAGTTACTCCTTGTGATTAGTCGGCTGCGGTCGGTTGTAGAAATATTTCACGGCAACTCTGTCATATCGCCAGCTCTGAAGGGCACGGCGCGCGGCTAGCAGTACGGCGAAAGCTGGCGGTAGCATCGCTCACTCCTCGGTCGGCGGTTTCAGTATGATCGCTTGAAAGGCTTCGAGCTGAACCGCTCCGGGTTTGTCGGAGGCTCCAGATCTTGAGAGATTGGAGCCATGGAGAATCACAAGACGTCCCGTAA